ACTTACAAACAATTGAATCTATAGCAGAAAAAGTTGGTGCTAAGATTGAAGACATTCAAGAACTATATAATGCTTCAAAAACTAAAGCATCTAATGCGTTTCAAATCTATAGCGGAACAGTTTCTATGACTGAAAAACAAGGCGTTGCAGATGACAATAATTCTAAAAAAGATAATATTAACCATGAATTCTTAGATAGATATAAGAATACAAGGCATAAAATATGATTTGCACTAAAGAAGACGATTTTATTTTTGAAAAGCCTAGATGGATAGCTGTACTATCTGATGGTACAAAAGTTTATCAAGATGATGATAGGCCAAATTCAGAAATAAACTCTGCTTGGATTAGATTAAAAAAGCACATAATTACTACTGGATTAAAAATTACAAAGTTTTACTTTCAGTTTAGATCTAATTTTTTTGAACCTTTTCCAGAAAACGCACAAGGTTATTATTTTTCAAATGGGGTAATTGGACAGTTATCATCTGACTATTCTATAAATCTTTTTGTTTCTGGCGAAATAATTGGCAATGTTGCACGAATAAAGAGTATAAAGGTTCCTGAGTTAATAGTAATAAATGAAGAAGATAGGATCTTAGAAAATCTTTCTATAGATCCAGTAATAATGAATGATTAATTATGGCAAAACAACGAAGTGATGATAGCAAATACGAATCCAGACATGGTGGTGGTTGGATTACTCCAGCACAATTCTTAGCTGAAGTTATGTGTGAAAGAACAGCCAAAGAAAATTTAGAAGAATTACCTATTAAATTTTGGAACAAACCAAGATGGAAAAAGGAATTCTTTAAACAACTGAATTTGGCTAATATAATCTTAAAAGATCATGATGCAGCAATTGTATCTAAAGCACTTAGATCTAAAGAAGGCAAAAATATATTTTCATTAGGTGCTCCTTGGCTTAAGAAGTTAATTATTTTGGAAGAAAAAAGCTTTAAAGAAATTTCAAGCTTGACTGAATCAAAAGAAGCTGTAGAACTTCCAATTAGAAAAACCTTTCAGCAATCTAAATCTTTAATTAAAAGAATAAAGGAACTAGACAATGAGTGACAATCTTGAAAAAATTCTAAAAGAAGTAGATAAACAATATGGCAAAGGAATTGCTATAAATGCTAATGACTTATTAGATGAAGAAAAACATGTAATACCTTTATCTCCAGCACTAAACTTGGGTTTGCATGGTGGAATACCAGAAGGTTCTTGGATCACATGCTCTGGACACCCAAAAAGTGGGAAAGAACAACCTGTCTCTGCCATAGTTTATACAGCTAATGGTCCAAAAAGAATTGGCGATATTACATATGGAGAAATAATTTGTTGCCCAAACGGAACAACATCTATGGTTTGTGGTATTTATCCACAAGGGGTAAAAGATGTTTATACAGTAACATTTTCAGATGGTTCAACAGCAGAGTGTGGGGAAAATCATTTATGGAATATAAAAACCAGAGAACAAGAATCTTATAAAACTGTAATGTTAAAAGATTTTATGAATAAAATATATATAGGTAAAGGCACTAAGGCTAAATATTCAATACCAATAACAGCACCAGTAAAATTTAACCAAATTAAAATTCCAATAAACCCATTTGTATTTGGTGCTTTGCTTACTGTTGGATTTTTTAACAAAAAAATTACTGCATTGATTGAGAATGAAAAACTGCTTGATCGAATTTGTAGTTTAATGAATGGAACTGGAATATCTTATGCTAAAGAAGAAAAACAATTAACAATAAATGTACATGATGAATTAAAAGAATTGGGTCTTTTTGGGAAAAAAACATCTAAAAAATTTATACCCCCAAACTATTTATACAATTCAGTAGAAAATAGAATGTCTTTATTGCAAGGAATACTCAGCTTTGCACATATAACAAAAACAGAAACTCCAATTCTTACAATATCATCAAAGCAATTTGCTGAAGATTTTAGGTTGTTGGTTCAATCTTTAGGTGGAATATGCCTGATATCTAGACACAAAAATAATGAAGAAAACTTTATTTATTATTGTTCTGTTATTATTAAAAATAAAAAAAAGCTGCTTGAATTTAAAAAAGAAAAATTTAAAAAGAAAGATGTAAAAAATAACATATCTAGAAAAATAATATCTGTAGTAAAAACAAGAAGAGAACAAAGTGTTTGTATCTCAGTTAGAGATAAAAGCGGTTTGTATTTAACAGACAATTTTGTTGTAACTCATAACACGCTTACCTCACTATCTTTTGCTGCTCAATGTCAAAAACCAGAGAATGGTTCTAGACATGTGTATTATCTAAACATTGAGGGTCGATTAAAGCCTATGAATCTAAGGGGCATAGCTGGCTTAGATTTGAACAAGATGACAATCTATAGATCTACTCAAGAAAAGATTCTTACCGCAAAGGACTACTTAAATTTGGCTTTTAAAGCCATCAATACTCATCCAGGCAGTTTAATCATCATAGATAGCGTTTCTGCTCTATGTGATGAGAAGGAAATGGATCAAGGTATTGGCTATGAGAATAGAGGGGCTGGTAATAAGCTTTTTGCTGGTTTTTGTAGACAAGCAGCTAATATAGTACCAGTACAAAACTGTATGGTTTGGGCGATTATGCATTTAACTCAATCTCAAGGTATGTATGGTGGTTATACAGAAAAAGGTTCTAGAACATTGCAATATCAAGCAGATGTTCAAATGAGAGTAAAATCTGATAAACCTTGGACTGTTGGCGGTGAAGGAAAAGACAAGCAAATTGGCCAGCAAGTGCATTGGCTAATTGAATCTTGTTCTTTAGGATCACCAGGAATGGAAGTAGATAGCTATATAAGATATGGCATTGGGATAGATAATACATATGAAGCAATAAATTTGGGTTGTCAGCTTGGACTTATAAATAAAGCTGGAGCTTGGATGACATTAGATTTTATGGAAAGACATCTTAAGTTATTAAAATCTGAAGCTTGGGATGATGCCACTATAAAAATGGTTAAAACTCAAGGTGCAGAAAAAATGTATAAATTATTGTTAGAAAATCCAAAGTGGATTGCTGCTTTAGAAAAAGAAATTAAGGCTATTATATCGTGAAAGTAATAGGTCTTGATGGTAAAACTTACTCTTGGACTTCTGGCAATGTTCCAGATCACGATGATTCTAAACCTAGATCTTCATTGCATTTATTGGCTAGGTCTATACTTAAAGCAATGTATCCAATGGATAGAATTTTAGAAGAAGCAACTTTGCCTGGTTCTGGAGGTCTAACCGCAGATTTTTGGTTGCCATTAAGAAAAACAATAGTTGAAGTTCATGGGGAACAACACTACAAATTCATACCTTTTTTTCATAATACAATGTTGAACTTTTATCATTCCAAAAAAAATGATAAGAATAAAATAGAGTGGTGTGAAAAAAATAACATTTACCTTATAGAGTTACCATTCAATGAATCAGAACAACAATGGCGAAAAAGAATTGAAGGTTAGCGAAGAAGAAAAATTTGATTCTCTTTTAGATAGCTATGAAAATTCAATAGGTTTATCCTCAATCCCTAAAGATTTAGAATTTACTTGTATGAAATACTTATATCTATCTCAAGAAGAATTAAAAAAAATGACTTCTGAAGATTGTGCAGAAGCGTGTGTTCTATTAAACAGTTTTTCTTTTCATTTATCTAGAATGCTAAACAGAGAAAAAGCGAAATTAAGATGGTGCAATGAAAAGATATTAAAGGCTGTTTCATCTAAGCTTACAGATTATAGATACTTTTCTCCAGATGAAAGAATGGCATTGTCAGTTAAAGATGATGATTATGCACAAAAAGTAAAAATGCTTGCAGTAAAAATACAAGCAAGGATAGACAGAACAGAGTATTTGCCTATAAGGGTAGAGAAGGTTTCTGATACATTTTCTAATCTTTCTTATAATAAAAGGAAAAACAATGAGCGTAATATCTAAATTAAAAGAAGCAATACAAAAAAGTGATTGGGCATTAGTAGATGAAGTATTGCAGGATTTGGCTGGCGTTGTAGTAATTAATAATAAAAAAGAAAAAATAGTTGAACAAAAAAAAGAAGTTGTTGTTGAAACAATTAGAAACGATGATATTCAATTGAATAAATTTATGGTGAATACGAATAATACTAAAGCAAAGACAAAAGAATCAGTTGCTAGGCCAGTATTTGAAAATAAATTTGTAGATGATCAAACTTTAGAATGTTCTTTTATTGAAGAGCAATCTAAAGAGCTACAACCTAAAAAATACAGAAGGCCAGTAGATGAATCTTCTGGATTTCAAAGCGTTAATTGTACAAAATGTTCCAATACTATGGAAATAACCTCAGAGGAATATGCATTTAAGTCTAGGGATAATGAGTCTTCTGGATTTATATGCGTTCCTTGCATGAAAAAAGCGGTGAGAAGATGATAGATGTTGGTGCAGAAAGGGTAGTCTTAGCTGGACTTTTTCAGAAAGGCTATGACTGTTTTATTGAAGTTGCAGATATTATCGATGAAAACTGTTTTTCTAGCGATGATAATGCTGCTATATTCAAATGTTTCTCAAAAATTATTACTGATAAGAATTCAAGAGTAGATATACCAACAGTTATTTCTACTGCTGAATCTTTAAACTTATCACAATTCTTTAAGACATCAGAACAAGCAAAGTATTTAAGATCATTAACTAGCTTTCCAGTTGAGTTAGTCAATGCCAGAAAAAGTGCAGCAAAACTTAAGAAGTTGAGTATTGCTAAAAACCTATCTTTAAATCTAATTAATGGTGCAAATACACTTGAAAATGTTACTGGTGATGAGCCTATAAGTCATATTATTTCTATTGCGGAATCATGTGTTTTGGATGCAACATTTAAGATTTCAAACTCCGAAGACCCAAATCCCAAGTTAATGAGCGATGGCATAGAAGAGTATGTTGAATATTTAGAGTCAAACCCAATTTCACAGTTGGGTATTTCGTCTGGATTCAAAGCATATGATATGGCTATTGGTGGTGGGTTTAGGCCAGGAACAGTGAATCTTATTGGTGCTAGAATGAAAACTGGCAAAAGCTTTTTTGCTGATAATGTTGGTATTAGCGTATCATCAAACAATATTCCAGTTTTGATGCTTGATACAGAAATGACAGAGAAAGATCATTGGCATAGAATATTGGCTTGTATGTCTGGAGTTAAAATAGAAGAAATTGAAAGTGGTTTGTTTTCAAAAGATGTTTCAAAAAGAAATAGCGTTAAAAAAGCTATTGAAAAAATTAAACTAATGCCATTTCAATACAAGTCTATTGCAGGAAAAAGCTTTGATGAAGTTATAAGTATGGCTAGAAGATGGGTAATTAAAGATGTTGGGCTTGATGATTCTGGAAAAGCAAATCCATGTTTAATTATATATGACTATATAAAGCTAATGGATGATTCTGGCATTGGTAAAAATATGGCAGAATATCAAGCTCTTGGCTTTTTAATGACAAATCTACATAACTTTATGGTTCAATATAATGCTTCATGTTTAGCATTTACTCAGCTAAATAGGGATGGCATTAATCGTGAAGATACTGATGTAGCATCTGGTTCTGATAGAATACTTTGGCTATGTTCTAACTTTTCAATCTACAAGAGGAAAAGTGAAGAAGAAATGGCAGATGAAGGATTTTCTCAGGATAAGATTAGATATAACTTAAAATTAGTTCCTGTTGTTGCAAGACATGGCAAAGGAATGGATCAGGGTGATTATATAAACATATTTGCCAATTATGAATTTGGAAAAATAGAAGAAGGTCCAACTAGAAGTCAAATTTTTAAATCTCAGTCTACAAGACAGAATAATGGTTTTGTAGTGGAAGGATTACCAGATGAAATCGAAGTCAACTGAAATAACTAAGAACGAATATTTAAATGCTGTAATATGCGATAAAATAGAATTTCTTATGGACTATTTTAATATTCAATATAAAAATGTTTCTGATTCAATAGTTTGTGCATGTCCAGTTCATGGTGGGGATAATAGGACAGCAGTAAATCTTTTTATGTCTGGACATACAAGAGTTGGTAATTGGGTTTGTTATACACATCATTGCGAAAACACATTTATAAATACATCTATAGGTTTTTTCCGTGGAGTGATGAGCAATAAAAAATATGGTTGGTCAAAAGCTGGAGATAGAACAGTTAGTTTTTCAGACACAATTGCTTCTCTTTGCGGTTTATTGAAAATAGATCTTTCAAGCATAAAAGATGATGTTCCTTCTCATGCTTTTGATAAACATGCACATTTATTTACAACTGTTAAAAAACAAAAAGAATTTTTATATACTAAAAAAGTTGTAAGAGAAAAGCTTGATATACCATCAAAATACTTTGTTTCTAGAGGTTATTCTGCAAATATATTGGATATGTATGATATTGGAGAATCAAAATCAGATAATAGGTTTTTTAGAAAAAGGGCAGTAGTTCCAGTATATGATTCAGACAATAAAACAATTGTAGGTTTTACTGGAAGAACTATACTTGATAAGTGCAGCAAGTGCAGTAACTATCATGAAAATGAAAGCTGCGATCCACAAAACGCTATTAGCAAATGGATTCACAATAAGGGATTCTCAAAAAAGAATTATCTTTATAACTTTGGAAACGCTAAAGATGAGATTAAAAAAACTGGAATAGTTATATTGGTTGAAGGTCCAGCAGATGTTTGGAAATTTGTTGAGAACGGAATACACAATGTTGTTGCTGTTTTTGGTTCTTCGCTTACAGATACACAACAGGTTTTGCTAGAATCTTCTGGTGCTACTACATTAATATTGCTTTTTGACTCAGATAAAGCTGGCAATAGTGCTTCAAATAAATTAAATTCATCTCTTTCCAGAATGTTTAAAATAGTGTGTCCATCTTTGCCAGATGGTATTAAAGATCCAGGTGATCTTAATAATGAGCAAATAAACAGCATGATTAAGCCTCTGATTGAAAGGAACTCGCATTAATGACAATTCAAAGATTGATAGGGTTTTCTGGAAGAAAGGGTTCTGGTAAAGATACTTTAGCTGGATTTCTTTCCTTTAATTCTCTAGAACTTTTTGGTTGTGATTCATGTATATTTTCCTTTGCTCAAACAATGAAATCAGTAGCAATAAACTTTTTTGGATTAAAGCACAAACAGGTTTTTGGATCTTTAGAGGATAAAAACTCACTCACAAGTTATTTATGGGAAGATTTGCCTCATTACAGCGAAATAAAATCTAGTCGTTTAAATCCACCAATAGGGCAAATGACAGCTAGAGAGTTTCTACAAGAGTTTGGAACTGGAATAGCTAGAAAAATGAATAAATCAATTCACATTAATGCTTGTTTTAATATGATAAGTAAAGAAAACTGTTTATTGAATTTTATTACTGATGCAAGGTTTGAAAACGAAATTGATAGCATTAAAGATGCTGGTGGCATAGTTATTAGACTAACAAGAAGCACTGATAATGATAGCCATATAAGTGAAGTTGAACTAGATAAATGCACAAACAAATTTGACATTATTTTAAACAATCAAAATATGTCTAAAGAAGAACAGCAATTTGAACTCATTAGAAAACTAAAACAAATAAACTGGATTAAAAATGATCATAACTTATCTAAGGTCTAGTTCTGTAAGCTCCTATGCTTGGTGTCAACATAAATACTGGTTAACTTATAACTTAGGCTTTCAAGATGATTCCAACAAAAAAGCTGAAAAAGGCAATGTTGTTCATAAAGCATTAGAATTGTTGGCAAATAAAAAGCTTTGTCTACAAAATGAAACATCTACATTTACAGATAATGAATTAAAACAAACTTTTTCTACAATAGACATTTCTCCAGAAAGTGCTATATTGTCTGCTTTTGATCATTATAAAAATAAAAGCATTCATGAGTGGGATGATAAAGATTTAAAAGAATGCTCTAAATGGACTTGGGATACACTATTATTTAATAATGGAATGTTTTCACCTTTATCTAGAAAGATTGAGCAACCAGAGCAATATTTTGATATAGAAATTGAAGAACCTTGGGCTAAGTACGAATACTATTTAGACGATGGTACTGTTATGTCTGGAAATCTTAGAATAAAAGGAACGATGGATTTAATAACTAGAATAGATAAAAAAACTATAGAGTACATAGACTGGAAAACAGGAGAAAGAAAAAACTGGGCAACTGGAAAAGAAAAAAACTACGATGATTTTTATAAAGATTTTCAATTAAGGCTTTATCATTATGCATTAAACAAACTTTATCCAGACGAAGAAAACATAATTATTACTATTTTTTTTAATAAGTCTGGTGGTCCTTTTACATTGTGTTTTCATAAAGAAGATATAAAAACAACAATTGAAATGATTAGGTATGAATTTGAAAAAATAAAGTCTTGCCATTTTCCATCAAGAATTATAGATTATGGTAAGGATAAGTGGAAATGTGAGAAGCTTTGTAGATTTTATAAAGAAAAATATGAAGACACAGAAAAATCAATATGTGACTTTATGAATAAAGAACTTATACAATTGGGCATGAATGTTGCGTATACTAAATATGCCAATAAAAAAACAGTTGTTTCTTATGGCGATGGTGGCGGTCAATCTAACAGGGAGAATAATGATGTCAAAAAGTAAAAAGTGGATAGAAGCTATTTTTGAAAAATCAATGCAAACATCAACTTCTACAACATTTAGTCCAGAAGAATCTCCTACAGATCAAGACTACCCAAATTATTCTGATGAAGAAACAGAAATCTGCTTAAAGACATTGGACTATATTCCAAAGTATAATGGCGAAAAGGTTCTTGTTTTTAAAAAAGAATTGTTAACTGAAGAATTATCGTTTCAAGGAATGTTAACTGGAGAAAAATCTTCTAAAATTAAAAATAAAATTCTTGTTCCAGAAAACTTATTCTATATAGACAGAGATATTGCAGAAAATGACTTAAACTATAAACAAGTAATTCCTTATTGTATTTTTACAAAAAACGATCAGCTATTTGTCTATCAAAGATCAAAACATGGTTCTGAAAATAGGCTTCATGATCTATGGTCTGTTGGTGTTGGTGGTCATGTTAATCCTTGCGATGGAAATAACATTGAAACAATAGGTAATGCTTGCAAAAGAGAGATAGAAGAAGAAGTTCAATTTTCAGATCCTCATTCTGTAAGATTGGTTGGTGTTATAAATGACGATTCGTCTACAGTTAACGCTGTTCATTTTGGCGTTGTTTTTCATGTTCACTTAAAAGACGGAACTTCGCTTAATCCAATTGATAAAGCTCTTGCAAATGGCGAATTCAAACATACAAAAACAACGGTAATATCAGATATAAACTGGGAAGATTGGTCAGTACATGTAATTAGGAACTACTTAAGAAATTAATTAATTGAAAAAAATTTAAGGATTGAATATGAATTGGATACCATTGCATTGTCATACCCATTATAGCCTATTAGACGGATTAAGTAAGCCAGATCTTTTAGCAAAAAGATGCAAAGAACTTGGATATACTTCATGTGCCATAACTGATCATGGAACTATATCTGGTGCTATTTCTTTTTCTAAAGCTTGTATTTCACAAGGTATAAAACCAATCATTGGTTGTGAATTTTATATTTGTAAGAATATAGCAACAGAACATAATAAAGAAAACTCAAGCTTAACTCACCTGTGTGTCATTGCTAAAAATCTAAACGGCTGGAAAAACTTAATTAATTTGTCTTCTTTAGCCAATTCCTTGGATTATTTTTATTATAAACCAAGATTAAACTTAAATGATTTTAAAGGACTGTGCAGTGATTTAATTGCATTTTCTGGTCATCCAGGAACAGACTTGGCTAACTCTTTATTTGAAGATCATAAAGAAGCTTATAAAAGAACTGATTATGATGAAATAAAGGAAATGCTCAAACCTAACTGGTTAAATGAAGCCGGAAATATTTGTGCAAAATATATTGAGATATTTGGGCCAGACAATTTTTTTGTAGAAATACAATTATTTGATAGCTGTAACTTAGTTGCATCAAAGGTTATTGCTGAATGCATGAGAGAACTTTGTGCCAAAACTGGTATTAAAAAAATAGCAACTCCAGATGTTCATTATGTTATGCCAGAAGATGCTCCTGATCAAAGAGTTTTATTGTGTTCTTCAATGGAAACAACTCTAAAGAATGTAAATAGCAAATTAGAAAATAACGAAGAATTTGGGCTTTCTGTATTTTTTAAATCAAACAAATACTATCTTCCAACAATTGAAGAAATATCTAGCTTTCATGAAGAAGACGAAATAAGCAATTGTTGTTTAATTGATAGTTTATGTGAAAACTATTCACTTATAAAACAACCAGCTATACCAAACTTTGCTTGTCCAGATGGTCTGTCTCAGATCCTTTATTTGAGGAAGTTATGCAGAAATGGGTGGAATAGGCGTTTCTCTGCAATAAAGCCAAAAACAGATGAATATAAGCTATATACAGAACGAATAAAGCATGAACTTGAAGTTATAGATACTTCTGGTTTGGCTGGATACTTTTTGATTGTACAAGACTACTGCAATTGGGCAAAGTCAAAGGGTTGGATTATGGGTAGAGGTAGGGGTTCTGGTGCTGGATGCATGATATCCTATCTTTTGGGCATAACAGAAGTAGATCCTATTAAACACTCTCTTATATTTGAAAGATTCTATAACGCAGGAAGAAACTCTGCTGGTCGTATAAGCTTGCCAGATATTGACTGTGACTTTCCAATTACAAAGCGTGATAAGGTAATAGAATATATAAAGCAAAAGTATGGAAGCAGCAATGTTTGTCAAATGATAACATTTAGTCGTATGCAGGGTCGTGGATCATTAAAAGATGTTCTTAGGGTTCATGGTTTTTCTTTTGAGGAAAGCAACAATGTAACTAAGTACATTCCAGATGAATCGGAGATATCTGAACAGTTACAAGATATGAAAGACGAAGATGGAGATTCTTCAATTATAAGGTGGGCGTTAGAGAATATTCCTGATAGATTATCTGAGTATTGTAAGATTGAAAAGGATGGCACTTACTCTGGAAGATTAGCAAAGGAATTTGCACAGGCAATAAGATTAGAAGGAACAAAAAGAAGTCAGGGTAAACATGCTGCTGGTATAGTTATTAGTAATATTCCTTTATCAGAAGTATGCCCAATGACATTCGATAAAAAGACAAAGCAGATGATAGCTGGTATGGAAATGTCAGACTTAGAGTCAATTGGAATGGTTAAGTTTGATATACTTGGAGTTGCAGTTTTAGATAAAATAATGGGTTGTATAAATATTTTAAAGGGGAAACCAAATGAATGACAACTCTCTTGAAATATCTATAATAAGCAAGTTGGTAGTTCAGCAAACAGCTTTATTGGATGCTTTATCTGATTGCTCTTCCTTAAAGAAGGATCTTGTTAAACAAGCTAATAAGCTATTAAAAGCAATAACAATTCAAAATGGAGGTATGTTGATTATAGAAAAAGATTTTTTAGATTCAGCAGAAGATGCAGAAGTTGAACTTAAAATACAGCAAAATGATGACGGATCAATAGAACTAACTATTAAAGGAGAAGAAGACGATGAAGAGTAATACGATTATTGTTTTTGATTTTGAAACAGGATCTTTAGATACAAATACTTGTGAAGTTATTCAAATTGCTGCAAAAGCAATAAATAGAAAAACTCTTCAGCCGATAGAAGGTGCAGTATTTAATAGTCTTGTAAAGCCTAGAGACTTTGGAAATTTACAAGAAGCAGCACTAGCAGTAAACAAAAAGACAAGAGAAGAACTTCAGCTTGCACCTAATCTTGATGTTGTTTGGAGTAGATTTATTGATTTTATATCTACTTTTGCAGTTGGTAAAAGCAACATACTAGCTCCTGTTCCAGCAGGGAAAAACATTAGATTTTTTGACATGCCAATATTTCAAAGAGTTTGTGTTGAATTAGGATATGTTCAGCCAAATAGCACACAGTCTTTCTTTAATAAAAGAAGCATGTTTGATTTAGATGAAATGATGTTGCTTTGGTTTGAAAATTCAGATGATATGCCTAATATGAAAATGGATACTATTAGAGATCATTTTGGAATGTCAAAAGCTAATGCTCATGATGCACTAGTTGATGTTGAGCAAACAGCAGATCTAATTACCTACTTCTTAAAACTACACAGATCAATATACCCAAAGGTTAAATTTAAAGACTCATTTAAGAAATAATAATATGACAAAAACATACAAATTTTCATGCGGTTGTAGTTTTCCAATAATTGGAGATCCTTTAACCGAAAATTCTTTGCCTTTAATGGAAGTAGATCCAACCAATCTTCCTTCTTGCGATATTGCTTGGGATATATTCGCTAGAGGCGACACAAAAGGAATTTTTCAATTAGAATCAGATCTTGGAAAACAGTGGTCTAAGAAACTAAGGCCAAAAACTGTTGATCATTTAACTGCTTTAGGTGCTCTTATTAGGCCAGGAGCTTTGCGTTCTGTGGATGATAAGGGCGTTAGTATGACAGCACATTATTGCCGTATTGTAAACGGAGAAGAAGAGGTTTCATCCTACCATCCTATTGTTGATGATGCACTTAAATCAACTTATGGGTCACTTGTTTTTCAAGAGCAAGCAATGGAGCTTTCTAGGGTTATCGCTGGATTTACTTTGCAAGAGGCAGATATGCTTCGTAAAGCAATGGGAAAGAAATCATCTAGCGAAATGGCAAAATGTAAGAAGATGTTTATTGAGGGTGCTAAAAAAATAGAAGTAGTCTCAGAAGATCAAGCTGAAGAAATATTTGGATGGATTGAACAGAGTCAAAAATATTCCTTCAATCGCAGTCACAGTTGCTGCTATGGCTTAATTGGATATGATACAGCATATTTAAAGAGTCATTTTCCAGTTCAATTCTTTACTAGCTGGCTTTATTTTGCAAAAGACAAAGCAGATAGTCAGCTTGAAATATCTGATTTAATTGAAGATGCAAAAAAATTCAATATAACTGTTCAATCTCCAGACATAATGATGCTAAATAGCAATTTTTATACTGACGGAATATCAATTTGGTTTGGTATTACTGATGTAAAAGGAATTGGACAATCGCAATTTGAAAAAATCAAACTAGCTATAAATAATTACGGCAAAAGTATAGATTCTTGGGAAGAATTTGTTGTTAAATGTTCTGATGAAATGCCAAAATCAAGTATTGAAAAACTAATTGCTGTAAATGCTTTAAGAAAATTTGGCAGCAAAAGGAAAGTGCTTCTTGCCGAATTTAATGCTTGGTCTGAATTAACAGACAAAGAAAAAGAATGGATAAAGGCTAATGCTGAAATTACTAATATACCAGATATGATTTTAAACTCAGCAAAGACAAAAAAAGAAGGCGGTTGTTGTTCATCAGTTAAAAGGGTTGAAGTTTTAAAAAGCATAGCCTCTATGATTAGAAATCCACCATCTCCATTAATAGATATTCCA